GTGCTAATGAAAGCACGCCAATAGTGGTCCTATCTCGGAGCAAGTATCTTTGGCAGACAAAATCAAGTACGGCCGCTATGCTTATGGCGGTGCATACCGTCGTATACATAAGAGCCTACAGGATTCTCTCTACCAAACAAGCGGTGAGCTCATTGCTCAAACGTTTGAGAAGGTGAGTGATAACTCATCTTCAGGATCTGGTCCCTATCCACCTAAGTCGGGCAGTTTGATTCGAAAGACAAACCGCTTGGGCCGTGTTAATGGTACCTTGCAGGGCTCTATTGCCTCTAATTGGTACCAGTACTATAATTACGCACCTAACTTCTTGAGAGGTGCTAACACAGGTCCTTCTGCCTATTTCATGAGTTGGAACGTCCTGAAGACTCAGGCGCTTGCAACTATGATGGCTTCACAACCCATCGTTGACCTACCTACGTTCATCTATGAACTTCGGGAATTGCCAGCGATGATTCGTGATGCGGGGAACGCCGTGCGAACGGGGTTCAAAACCGCGGCCAAGAACCCTGGGGGAGCTTACTTAAGCTACTCCTTCGGGTGGTCTCCACTTATAAGCGACCTTCGTAAGCTTATTAATCTCGGTCAAGAGATCGATAAGCGAGCTGAGCAGCTTAAAAGGTGGAAACGGCAGAATAGGGCTGAGGGGAGCCTTGGCTCCTCCACAGCCTTTTCGACGGATAGTAAGAGAGTGTCGAATGGTCGCGCTGTATTTAACTGCAGCGTCGATTACTTCCACAAGACGCGCGCTTGGTATACTGCAAAGTTTACCGAGTTTAACACGTCTGCTCTCCGGGACAACGGGTCGCTTAGTTCTTTTGCGACCGCGTTGGGTAGTAGACAGCCTCTGTCCACGGTTTGGAATTCCTTGCCATGGACATGGTTGATCGATTATTTCGTCAACGTCGGGTCTTTTATTGCTGCGTATAACAACACAGCGTACTATGACCTTGATTTCCTCTGCATAATGCAGAGGACTGAGTGTAAGTCCGATGCTAAGATAAGTATTGAACATACTTATCCGTCGCTTAGGGTCACTACTCAGCCCAGCTACAAACATGTAGCTTGGGAGAGACGAGTCTACTACGACCAGATACCAGCAATTGGTTTTAAACCCATCCTGACAGGTGGGCAAATAGCCAATATTGCTGCGTTACTCGCTTCGAGATCCAGGTAGAACCTGGACACCTTGGGACTTGTTCAGCCTTCTGGACTTGTTCTTCTAGCGCAGTGATGCGCAGATCTGCCTATGAAAGGAAAACCTGCATGTTGGAAAATACCATCAGCATTGACCTCGGCGCTGAAACTGGTGTCATCCTTAACAGGATCAACCAGGATCAGTACTCCTCCGAATACTACGGAGAAGCCACGAACGCGAAAATCCGCTTCACTGTGAAGCATGATATTCCGGCTCGTGGGATGCCAAACGAATCGCACCTCGTCCGTCTGGACGTTGAGCACTACACCGTTGAAGGCGCGTATATGCGCACTTCCTCGGCCTGGATGGTGATCAAAACCTTTGATTCCACCCAAGATTCGTTGAAGTCGGCAGAAGCTGCTGCAGCCCTGAATGGGGTAACTACCTCGGCCTTTCTCGGCCAGGTGATTGGACGGATCTCCTGAGAGATCCTCATCCATGAGCACAGCTATGCTGGTTTCAGGTTGTTGCGCGGGGTATCAAACCCCACAGTGGTGTTTCTCCCTGCTACCATAAAGGTACCAGAAAATGGAGATAAACCGAGATGCAGTATTGTCGCTCTTCTTCGCCGTATGCAACGACGTCGAAAGGCTAAACAAATACTGCAGCACCAACCAAAACTTCTTCAACATGGAGACCCTCAAGAGTAAAGTTGCTCTTTGGGTCAAATCGCGAGGAACCGATCTACTCTTCATTGACTTCCCCTCTGCGGGGAAGGTTTTTGATGCCGGGTTATCTACCGGCTCAATGGAGTTGGCTTCATTGCCACGGTTCTTTACGAAGAAAGGACAAGGATCATCATTTGATGCCTTATTCTCTTCTTGTGTTGCTGAAGACGGTACTTTTGTCGAAGACCCCGATCCTAATGCGGTATTGGGCATCAGGCAGATCCTTCTTCTTTGGAAGAAGGTCAATCTTCCCTGTAGCAAAGCTGCTACTCAGGAAGCTGTCGATGAGTTCTTCGATATTGAGGCTAACCTACGTGGAGATCATTCTCCTAGTTGGAGCCTCAATACTCCTTGGAACATGGATAGGTTACGTTTTCGGGATACTGATATACTTAGTCAGCACACCGATGGCACCCTAATTCTTGAGTTGCTTGATACATGTTGTCAAGCAATCACTCCCGGGAGCATGCTTTCTATCGGAAGCATAGTACCGAGACATGGACCCGGAGCAGTTAGTGATATGAAGGCTGGGAGGGATAAATACTTATTCCCTCATTGGCCGAGGAAACTCGCCTACATGTTCCCGCATGAACGCTTTGCGTTTCATACGGACAACATCTTCATAACACATGGACTGATGCAGAAAGGATTCGATCCAAAGGAGCCCCCGGCTAAGCTTATCGCTGTGCCAAAGACTCTCAAGGGACCTAGACTTATTGCATCAGAACCGACTGCGCATCAATTCATCCAGCAAGGATTGATGAAGTGGATTCGCGAACAAGTAAATGCGAACCCACTGAGCCGCCAGTCTATCGACTTTACCGACCAAGGGCCATCACGTGATGCAGCATTGCTCGCATCTAAAAGTGGTGACCTTGCGACTGTTGACTTATCGTCAGCATCGGACCGGTTGAGTCTCTGGACTGTCGAGAGAGCGTTTGGTTCAAACCAGACTTTTCTCTCCGCCCTACATGCCTCTCGATCTCGGTTCATCACGAACGGAGTAGAGGGCACTGGAAAGCAGACTATCCTTCTTAGGAAGTTTGCCCCCCAAGGGTCTGCGGTGACATTCCCTGTACAATCACTCATCTATCTGGCATGTAGCCTTGCAGCTATATGTTACGTAGATGGGGATTTTCGCCCTAGCTTACGGAAACTCCGTAAGGTAGGTAGGAATGTCCGGGTGTTTGGGGACGATATCATCGTCCCGAAACATGCAGTGCCGACACTCAAGGAGCTTCTTACAGCTCTTCAGCTCCGTGTAAATGCGTCAAAAACGCACACGGGTGGGTACTTCCGCGAGTCTTGCGGAATGGATGCGTACAAAGGTTACTCCGTAACCCCAGTATACATGTCCAACCCAAGTGTCGGGACATCACCCTCTCACATATCCTCATGGATTGACGTTAGTAATAACGCTCACCGGAATGGAATGTGGGAACTCAGTTCTCTTATGGATGAGATGTTGGAGCCAATGGCACTTCATACTCTAACCACAAGGACTGAGGGTGATGGATGCCGCCTTTTTACGTTTTGTAACGGTTTCGTTACAAATGCCCCTACGCGGTGGTGTAAGAACCATCACGTCCTAAAAGCCAGACTTACGGCTCTAAGGTCAAGGGTCAGCAAGAAGAAGCGGCAGTCTTGGCAAGATCTTCACCAATGGTTGGTGGAGGCCCCTAACCCACAAAGTAAATGGGTATCGGGTTACCTTGTCAAGACGAGCGATCACTTTGTTCGCTCATGGGTATCACTAGAC